ATCTACTTCTTGCCATTTAAACGGAGTGCCAAGCTCTCCACTTGCAGAGACACCTGTGATTGTAACATTAGCTTTGCAATTAAAACTTGGATCTCCAACTAATCCTTCAGTATTACCAAATACATTTACAACAAATCTATTATCAGTTTTAGTTGTTGCAGTACCTAGTGCAGATGTAGCTCCTTGTCCTGTTGGAGTCTGATTGGCTTTGGCTGTAATGGTTGGAGTGCCTACAGCTCCAGTTCCTTCTTGACCGTTTATTGATACGTTTGCTTCTGCATCTGGAACGATAGATCCGACTGCTGTAGTACCAGCTAAGCCTGAAATAGTTAAAACATTGGTTGATGGTGTAATAACAGTTCCTAAAGCAGATACACCTGCCAAACCATTGACACCTACAACTCCAGGTGCATCTACTGCAACACCACCATTTACAATAGTTGCAGATAAACCGCTAGGTGATACTTTAGCTTTAGCTACAACTGATATGGTTCCTAGAGCAGAAGTTCCTGCTCCGGGTGCTGATAGTGTAACTGGGAGAGCAGTTCCCCAAGCACCTTCGCCCCAAGTGCCTCGGCCCCAACCGTTTATAATAGCCATTTAAGGCTAGGCGATTCTTATAATCGCTGTAGAAGCAGCAGCGGCTGGAAATACAATTGTAAAGTCTCCAGCGGTAGATGTTTTATCGCCACCAAAGTCAATTGTTGCAACTGATTTGTTACTGTCGCTTGAATTGTAGATCATACAACCTCTAGCTGTTACTGTTGCTGTGCTGAAAGTTAAATCAGCAAAATCAGTAAAAGCAGTTGTTCCAGAACTGGTGGGTGCAACTTTAGTTAAAGTGCCTCCGCCTGAAGTGTAATTAGTTCCACTGGCTTGTCCAGTTGTTGTGAACGAAGTTGTAGTAGCTCCTAATGTTGCTGAACTTGTATATAAAGCAAGTTTGAAAGTATCTCCATTAGTTGCAAAATTATGATTGCCAAGCAGTAATTCTTTTTTAAAGCTTGTCGTTAGAGTTGATGATATTGCCATAGTTTTTCCTAATTAAATCAGCAGCTTCTTTCAAACCTGCTTTTTCTAATTTATTGTTTAATGTAATCCTATCAGATTTTATAGCGTTTTGCATATACTGTTCAATAACTTTTTGAATGTTGTCTTGAAATGCAATAACTTGTTTTTTTATATCTTCAGGTGCATCTTCACTAACAGCGACTATTTTTTTTACACATAAGTCTGCCCAAAAATCAACTGGATGTCCGCCTTCATTTGTTGTGTGCACTTCAATTATTCCAAGCTCTGGACCAGCTTTATAACTTATTACCATACTTTTGGATCTCCAGCTCTATTTTTTTGTAGATGAGTATCATTTCTATCTATTAAAACTGGTTCTGGCTCTTGTTTATATTGCATTACTTCACTTTGTTTTTTTGGAATTAAATGTCCATATTCGTTGGTTATTACGACCAATGGATCATCTAATCTATGATAACCATAAAGTTTTTCATTATTTGGAACTGCTGTATCTAATAAGTAACTCGTATGTGCAACTTCAACTTGAATGCCTTGATTCATAGCTTTACTTAACCAAAACTCAACAGATGCACGCCCTGCTTCTGCAAAATATAAATTTCCTTTGTAACCAAAATCTACACCAAACATTTTTATCTTTTCAACTTTATTCCAAATAGCAAAAGCAACTGCGTATGAAACAGTGTTGTTTAAGTAATGACAACCACATGCGCCTAATACTTCTTCGATAGGATATTCAATTAATCCCGGACATCTTTCATCTAATTCACATGTATATATTGGGCCTTCATGTTCTTGTAATAATTTAGACATGCTATCTGTTTGGCCGCCTGCATCATCAGTATCTAAAAATCTAGATGGTGGATCCATCATAAAAACTCTGTCATGAAATATAACTGATGCTACTGAATTTATTGTCCACACCTCATCAAAATGTGCGCCATGTGATTTTGCTAAATTATAGTCAAACCAACTTTTGCCCATACCTACTATGGCCACAGTCTTGCCCTCTAGCTTTTTGATTGGTTCCATCTTTCTCTCCTTATGTAACCGGTGATCTTAAAGAGTCATATCTATATTCGTCTCTTCTACCTCTTGCTTCTGCTTTGTTTTTAAGTCTAGCCATTTCTTGTTGAAATCTAGATTCGTATAAATTCATCATCTCTACGTCACCTTTCATAAAAGTATAAGCTTCTACTAAACAGCCATAAAGAAGTCCATTTCTTGCGTGTTCTGATATCCAAGTTCCTGTTGTGTCTGTAACTAATGAATTAGGTTTATACAAGTAATGTAATTCAACTTCATAGTTTTGATCTGGAACTGGAGCTATGATGATGGTGGATTCTTTTGTGCCAGTATGTAAATCTTTATCAAAGTCAGCATAGTAATATGGCAACCCATAATCAGCAGTGTCTGTTGGATCTGGACAATACTCTTGCATAAAACTAGTATGTTTTTTATCTAAAAAAGTATAGTCTCCATTAGTGTTTATAACAGCTAAAGAAAAAGCTAATTCAAAATCATCAGGAGTTGTTAAAAATCTAGAACCTGTAGTAACTAGTCCTTTAACATTTTTTCTAAAATAATCAAACTGAACAAGTTCAAATATTCTTTCTTCTGTATTTTTTATTATATCGTCTAATGTATTTACAAAAGTAGTTTCTGTATTTTCAGTATAATCTTGAATTAATGTTTTTAACTCTGATAATGTTATAGGACTACTCATATTAAGTATTTATTTGGCCACCCATACCTGCGTGATTAGTACAGTAATAATAAAGCGTAGGAGCCCCACTTGCAACTTCTATCTGAGTGTAAGCACCTGCATTACCGGGAGTTCCGACAACCGTAACTCCAGTTGTGTATTCGACTCCACCTGAATGAGTGCCTCCAGACGTTGTCGAAAATCTTAATGGATGATTATTATTTGTGCTATCTGACTGGTCAAATTTGTATGTTTGTCCTTCAGTAAAAGATAAAGTTGGTGCTCTTACTCCATCCACATAATAATAATTAGATCCATAATAAGCAGCAACAGTTATCGTATAAGTTGTAACAGATGGGCTTGGAGTAGGACTTGGAGTAGGACTTGGAGTAGGGCTTGGGCTTGGTGTTACTGAGCCATCAGTGCTAACAGTTATGCTACCTAGCTCTCCATCTAATCTAGATAATAAAAAATTAGACCCTATGATATCTTTGTCCATATAATGTTGTTTTGTAATATCGTTGTATATTACGACAACAAAACCCTCGCCAACTTCTTTATCATTGTTTGGCCTGGGTTCGTATAAAGCCTCTGGATCAATTACATGTGGTAATGGTTCTAATTGTGGGTGTTTTGGTTCGTAACAACTAGGACAAGTTTTTAAGCCATTCCATTCTTCTCTAAGTTTTAGTAACTTATATTCAAATCCACATCTATCACAAATAGCCTTTGCATATTTTGCTGAAGCATATGCCATATTAGTATCCGTGTCTTAAATAAGGCGCAATCCTAAAAGAAGCTCTATCTTCGTCTTGAGACAATGCTCTTTCAAATTCATCTTCATACATCTGTTTTAACATAACAGATCTATCAGGAGCTCTTTTTATAGATATGTAATATGCAAGACCTGCTGCAAAACATGGATAAAATCTGAATGGCATGTCCATAGTATTTTTAGCTTTATCAGCATCGAACATTCTTACTATTTTATTAAACACTAATATATCTGTACTGTTCTCAGGAGATGGCCATATTTTTAATACAGGAGTATTTGATTTATCAAGAAAAAATTGAGATGGCCTAGATTTTGTTGATTTAGTTGGAATGTTTAAATATTCACTTCTACTAATTCTAGACATTTGTAAATCTAGGTCTGTTCCATTGGTGTTTCTTCTTATTGAACAATCTAGTATGTCTATAATATTAGCGTTCAAAGTATAATCATTTTGACCTTCAGTAACAGTTTGAGTTGCTTGTTCTATAGTCCATTGATTTAGCCCCCGGTTAGCCCATTCAGCAAGCATCAAGTTAATAGATCTTCTTGCAGTTTTTAGATCATAACCAGTTCTAAGTTCTAGGCCGCATCTTTCAAATGCTTCTTCAACAAACTCAGCTACATTTGGTTCAAAATCTGTGCTTCCAGAGGTAGACATTATTTTTTCTTTTTATTTTTCTTTAATGATCTTTCAATCTGCGCAGCCTGTTTTGCGTGTAATTTAGAAGCTCCTTTAAGCTCTTTAATTAACTTTCTTTTTTGTGCTGTTGTTAAGTCTGCCATTATTCCTCCGTATCGTTGTATAAATTATCAAATACCCGATTGACATCTAACGTATAGTCTAAATCAGATTTTGAGTAATGTATATGTTGAGACGGTCTAAAGTCAGGTGCTCCTTCGCCAGTTTGAAACCAAGCAGGATGCGTTACTCTTACTCTGTTGTTCGGCAAAGCTACTATATTACCTGTCCATTCACCTGCATCTAACAGCTCCAAAACATGACTGCTTTTATGTTGCGCAGGATCATCTGCTATCTCACTCTCTGCATAGTCAACAGTAAAATAATATTTAGCTGGGAACATCTGTCCATCTATTTTAGCTAACCAAGGGCAAGGCGTAGCTCTATCTATAACATAAACTGAATTATGATGAGAAGAACAATCCCAAGGTTGTGCATCATGAACTTGCATAGGTTCAGGCCACTCTTCAAAAGGTGTATCTCCTACCAATGCTGTAATAGGCATGCGAGCCCACATAGCTCCACCATGCACTGTATCTTCTGGCTCTCCATCAGCTTCCACTCCTGTAAATATAATATGAAAACTGAGGCATCGATTTGGCATTGTTGTTACTCCAACAGCCATAGCATGCAAAAATTCACCATGATATTTATCATGGTTGTGCGTGTACTCTCTCCTTACCCAACACTTGAAGTGGGGTATGTTACTGTATAAATAAGGCACTATTTCCTCTTTTTTCTTCCGCCTACTCTACCGCCTTTTTTATATCCTTTAGCCATGCCACCTTTCTTATAGCCTTTAGTCATGCCGCCTTTTTTGTAACCTTTGGCCATACCACCTTTTTTATAGCCTTTGGTCATTCCACCTTTAGCCATACCTTTAGGTTTCATGCCTCCCATTTTACCGCCCTTAGACATTCCTTTGGGTTTCATTCCACCTTTTTTGCCACCTTTAGAGTAGCCTTTAGTTTTTTTAAACATAATTTATCCTCTGTTTAATTAACATTTCCACCTACGTCTAGCCTGTCTTATTCTAGAATTAGGATTATTTCTTGTTTTAGCTGAACTTCGTTTAAGTTGTCCAAGAGATCTAGCACAATAAGACTTACGTCTTTTTGCGGCCTTGCTTCCTTTTTTAACTTTGCCTGTTACAGCAGTTTTTAATTTAGAACCTGGATTTAATTTACGGTACGCTTTGACCCCGGCTTTTGTCATGCCAGCACCCTTTTTAGTGGGTCTAAAATTCCTCTTACTGCGTGGAGGCATTTTAGTTCTTTTGCGTACCATAAAAATTAATCGTACTTTTTAATTAACACCAAAATAATGTTATAAGTATCTCCACTCGAATGACCAACTGTGGTGAAATCTATATCACCAGTTACGCCACTACCTGCATTGTTAGGTATAGCAGTAAAATAGTCATAATACTCATCGCCTGTACTATCAGAGGGCAAGCCTGCAAATAATACATTAGCTGTAGCATCAAATTCCATGTTTACACCCATGCCTCTTGTCATCCAGTAAATACGAGCGACAGATACTTTAGTGCAAGCTTCACCTTTGCTATTTGCAGATAATGCAGATACATCAACTTTTTTAACAGCACTTTCTCCAGTACCATCAGAAACATTGGTGAATTTTAAAATAGCTTGCCTTTCATCATCCTGTATTGTTTGGGATGTAACTGTATCAGCCATATTTAACTCCTATTATTAAGCGTCAGCAAATGGAGTTACTAAAGTTCCAGAGCCAAGTGTAATACCTTCAACAGCATACTTAGCAGATCCCATAGCAGTACATTTGATTATAGATCCTGCTAATCCACCTTTGGTTGAACCATTTAAAGTGATTACATCATTAGATGCACCAGAAATAAAAGTTTTACCAGTGGCGTTATTAACACCAGTATATAATCCACCTACAAATTTATCAGTGCCATCAGTAAGAATATCAAGATCAGTTGCTGCTGTCTCAATAACAAAAATGAAGGTAGCACCTAAATTATTTAGTGAATTAGGATCTGTAGGATCAGTTGGTGCAGTTGTAACAATTGAGGGTAAAGTAAATTTACCGTCAGCATCGTTACATGTAAGTATACGTCCTGCGTGACTGTCTACGGTTAAAGTTGTGTCAGCTGTTAAACTTACTACTGAAGTATTACCTGCGGTAATAAATCCAGAGATAGATCTAACAGGACCTGAGAATGTTGATTTAGCCATAATTTTCTCCTAACTAAATATGTTGCGCCATCTTTGGAGTAAGTCTGCCGAGCCAGTTGGTGCAACGGTTAATCTCGGTTTATTTGATTGTAATTTAAATATTAGAAAAAAGAAAGGGAGCCGAAGCTCCCTTACTCAAGTGTTGAAAACACTTAATCCAAAATAGGATTACGCACCTTGTGATGCAAAGACAGCTCTTGGGTTTGAGAAACCAAAAGAATATCTCTCTCTAGCTTTGAATCTGACATTGCCAGTATCAAAGTCGCCTTCCATAGAAGTTGAAAGAGGTGATCTCTCAAAATGTTTAAAGCCATCTGGGCAGTCAGTTAACAAGTAAAACGCATCAGTATCAGTTAAGAAATGGTTTACTGCATAACCTTGTGAGATCATTCCAGTATTTCTTATAGCATTGATGTCGTTGTCAGAAGTGCTTGTTCTACCAGGAGTATTTAATATTCTATCAGCCACGAACTGAAGTTGTGGTGGTACTATTAATTTTGTTCCTTGTAAAGCAAGAATCATATTTCTGTCATCAACAAAAGTTGAAATAGAAATAAGAGCATCTTCTAACGAAGTCTCGTTTAAGTCAGTAAAAGTGGTTGGTCTATTTGAGAATGTTCCTCCACCTACTAATGGATGAGAAGTGTTCACGAGTGATACTCCATCTCCACCAGTAAAGCTTGATGAGAAAGCATTATTCAATACAGACGCAGCTTTTACTTGCTTTGTGTGCGCCATAGATCTAGCTAGAGCTTTTGTATATCTAGCACCTAATCTATCGTAAAGGTTATCTTCGATAGCTTCTTCTGTAAGAGCGAATGCTAACGCAACGGTTTCATGTGAATACCTTGCAGTAAAGCCTTCTGAAGCGTTGTCAAAAGAGACCCCGGTTCCTTCTGGTTTTACCTGTGCGTTACCGAAACCTACTATTAAGGTTTCTTCTTCAAATGCTCTATCTGAAGACTCAGTTTCAAAAATTTCCGCGTGCTCGTTTTCGTACCTGTTGTATTCCATGCCAAATAAGGCATTTAAACCAGGCTCGAGCTCCTTCGCTAATTGTGAACGATTAATCGCCATGATTTATACTCCAGTTACTTGAGCGTAAAAGTGCTCATTAATTTTGACTATCAAGTTAACGTTTGCTGATTGAGAACCAGTACCTAAAGTATTATTCTCAGGATCATTGGAAATTCCAACAATTCTAAGTTGAGCAGAAGTAGCAGCAGTAGTTCCACTGATAGTAACAGCAGATTGTCCATCTGTTGTTGAACCAGCAGCGTATACAATGTCAGCATTGTTACCAACGACTGTTTGTACAACTGAACCAGTTGCAGCACTTTCTACTTCAAATAATGCATTAGGATCGTCAACTACGAAAGCCACCGCGTCTGATGTAACTGTACCATTAGGCCAGTGAGAAGAAAAAATAACTTCCCCACTAGAATTAGTAAACTTACATCCCCTAAAGACTCCCAACAGTTGATCGCCAGCAGCAGCTACTAAAATAGTACCTGCGTTGGTCATTTTAACTGGGTCGCCTGAAAATATGTTTCCGCTTGCACCAGAAGCAATTTTGTATTCTGTAACTCCTTCGGAGTTTACATTACTACCTAATTTGCCTAAAGGTCTCAAGCCGAAAGCAGCATTTTGGTTTGCCATAGTTATGTCCTTTAAAAAAGGTTAATTAAAAGAAGAAACAAATTATCCTCTGTTTCCTCCGCCAAATGTTACCTTTGATTTCAATTCTCTAGAAATTGGCATCGCAGGATTTTCTTCACGCATTAGGTCATTCTCTACTGCACTCATTTGGTTTTGTGTTTGTTTAGCGAAATATTCATTTCGTTGATCTGCGATTTCTTTTGGTATTTTGCACAGTATCAAACCGCCAACCCCATAAGTTCCAGCGTGACGACCATCATCGACAGTGGGCATATCACCAAGTCCGGGAAATTCATTCGGTCTGACTGTTTCCCAGCCTTCACGAAATCTTTTTGAAACATTAGTTTTGTAGTCTAAGCCAAGCACTGACTCTGCTACCCATCGACCAACAAGACCTTGAGCTTCCATTGCTTTAGTTGTTGCCTCTGGCAATTCTAAAGCAGTAGGCATTTTCCATACCTTTGGCCTCTCATCTTTAGCTCTAGTTTCCGATGCTCTTGTTACTTTTATTTCTTTATCCTTACTCATGATTTTTGTAGCCTCGCTTTTTGTATTGCGTAATCTTTAAATGACACTCCAAGTTTCTTAGCTAGTTGCTGTTCGCTCGGTGTCAACTCGATACGATTTTTTTGTTTGCGTCCAGTCGATGTTGTGCGTGTTGGCGAAGCGACTGTTTGGACGGGTTTTTTGTCAGCTTCCACGTTAAATTTGTGAGGCAACTCTTGTCGCACTCGTTTATCAATCTCACTATAATACTCATCTGAGTCAGTGTCAAAACCTTCATTCTCTAATTGTTTATGAACAGCGAATGCAACTGAGGTTGCAACTTGGTCTTGTCCAAACCAAGTATTCTTCTGTGCCCATTCACGAGCTTTAGGAGATGGCTCATTATATTCTTCAGGTGGTTGAGCATATTGCTCTGGAGCTTGATTTTTTTGTTGTTCAATATAAGCAGCTTCTTGTTCTTCATATTGTTTTTGTGCTTGAGAGTATTGCTCAAGTCTAGCTTTATCAGTTGTAGCTAAAGTTAAAGCCTCAGTAGCGGCAGCTATTGCTTCAGCATCACCAGCTTCTGTTGCTTGCTTTAAAGCTTGTTTTGCTAAAGTCATCTGAGATTCAACTCTATTGGTGAACTCATCACTGTAACTACTAGAAAAAGACTTCTGTTGTTGTCTTAATTTTTCGTTTTGATCTTTAAGATCTTTAGCATATTGCACAGCCATCAGCTCTCTTCTTTGAAATTCTTTGGCTTGCGCTACTGCTTTATTAATTCTGTTTTGTGCTAAAGATGCTCTTTTTTCTACTTCAGATAAATCTTTTGCTTCTTCCTCTACTTTAGGAGAAACCTCAAAGTCTTCTTTAACTTCATCTTCAGTAACAGGAGAAACTTGTTCTTTTGTTTCATCTAATGAGATCTCTACTGACTCTTCTTGAACTTCTTCTTCAACTCTTTTATTGATAGGCATAGCAGCCTTTTCAATTTTTTCTTCTGTGATTTCTATATCTATATTTTCTGCTTCGTTGGCCATAATTACCTCTTATAAAGATTTAATATCATTTGGATCCAAAATAGTTCCAATTACATCATCATCATTAATGATTCTGACTTCGTGATCGTCTTCTAACCGAAAACGAGAACCTGCGTATCTACCAATTAAGACCCAGTCTTTTTCTTGACACCAAGGTTTGTTTCCGTATTTTTCTGTTTCTTTATAAGCTAAAGGGCCAACTTTTAAAACGTAAGCAACAACCGTTGCTAAAGTTTCTCTGTCAATGGTTTCTTTAACTAATTGAATACCGCCTTCAGTTACTCCTGCACCACGGTAAGGCAATACCAGTATTCTCCATCCTGAAGGAGTTGGCATTCTATCTAATAGTGATTTTTTAAGTAGGCTTGGATCTAAAACTCTTGCTTCTTCTTTTACAAAAGCTTGATCTAATTCTGATGGGGCTTCTTCTTTTATATTTTCTGCGACTTTGTCATTCATCGATGTTGTCCGTATGCAGCGTTTCTTTTAAATCTTGCTCTAGGGATCGCAACGCCGATAACTCTCCCATAAAAAATTTGTAGTCTTCCATGGATTGTACATTCCCTGCTGAAAGACTGTCAACAATATTTTGCTGTCTTTGGCGCAGAGTTTTAAATATATACTCTGCTAATCTTATGCTGTCTATAGTTCTCTCCTAACTATACAGTGTTTATCTTAAATTTATATTTCCAAAGTTTGGAATCATTGGTCTCCTACCTGTACTTGGTAAATCAAATTTAGGTGTGTTTGACACATTAGGATTTATAGGGGTTGTAATACCCTCAAAAGGATCAATGCCAATAGGACTTGTAGGGCGATTAAATATTGGTTTTGTTAAGACAGGATCTACATCTCGATTACCAAAAGTAAAAGTTGGAACAACCATATCAGGAGGAGCATCATACAAAGGATTACCTGGTCCCATAGGTCTGTCATAAAAAGAATCTGGATATCTCCTAGTTGGATTTCCATCTTTATCCAAAGCAATTGCATCATTAAAACCAATAAAAGGAGTAGATCTAGGCATTTCTACAGGAGGAGTAAATGTAGGCATGTCTACAGGTTTACTTCTAAACAATCCACCCAATGAATCATTTTCTTTCATTGTTTTCGGAATACGATCACCCAAATCTTTTTTTTCTTTAAACTGATTCATAATTTCATCATAGTCAAAGTTTGATAAACCAGGGAGATTACTAAAATCTAAATCTCTTATAAAATCTGGTATTCCGGGAAAAGGACCGCCTGGTATAAAAGGCTCTGGGTCAGGCATTGGAGCAGGTTCTGGTGTAGCCAACTGGCCTTCTAGTTCTGCAATACGATCCATCATTTCTTGGAACCTTGCATCTTGAGCGGCCTGCTCTTCAGCACGTCTTGCCATCTCAGCTTCTCTGATTGGAGCTTGAGTTGCTTCATATTGTCTTTGAAACTGTTGACCCATAGGGCTTTCCATTTGACGCATGAACTGTTGCCCAATTGGGTCAGGTCTTCTATCAGTTGGCATGAAAGCTTCTGTGGGTTGAGGTGGGGCTTGATAACCTTGCGGTGTAAAATATGCTGGTCCACCTACAACTGCTGTAGGTCTGCCTATTGGCATGGGTTCTGGTGGCATTGCCATTTGGCCTGGTGCTTGACCCAAGCCTTGAGCATATCCGGGAACACCCCTAGCAGGCGTATATCCCATACGCTCTGATTCTAAATCTGGTCTAGAAATACCTTGAGGTGCAACTCTTGCAATGCTCATCAATAAACTCCGCTAAACTTAGTGCCTCTCAATGCAGCCTTACCGCCTCTAGATTTACCTTTACCATATGGTTTAGGTGCACCTGGATTTGGTATCTCTTCTACTTGTTTGTAATTAACAGTGCCTTGGTCTTTGATGCTAACGCTTGCTTTTACGTTTTTTACTTTTTCCATTTTTACTCACCTTTCTTTTTTTCTTACCAGCTTGCGCTAGTGCGATGGCCACCGCTTGCTTTTGCGGCTTGCCAGATTTCTTTAACTCTCTTATGTTAGCAGATATTGTCTTTCTACTGCTACCTTTTTTTAGAGGCAATTTTAACTCTTCTTACTTTTGGTTTTTTTAGGAGTTGTTTTTTTAACTTTAGCTTTAGCTTTGGTAACTGTTTTTTTAACAGCTTTTTTCTTGACAACTTTTTTCTCGACCTTTTCGGTTTCGTTATTTGCATCCTCATTGATGATCGGTTGATTGCCATGTAGTTTTGCCTCTTCTTCTTTCATTACAGCCTTATTAATGGCTGCCATTTTTTGTCTAACTGAACTCATTTATTTTCCTCGCATTATGTCCATTGCTTTAAATTGATTCTGTTGTTCGATTCTTTCACGAGCAATGGTGTCTTTCATCATAGCAATTTCTTGTTGGATTGCTAGTCTTTGCTCTGCAAGATCTTTGTTTTGCATGACTCGCATTGCATCAAACTGTTGACGTTGTGCAAACTCTTCACGCTTACGTTGCACATCATCAGCTTTAATATCTAGTTCTTTGTCTCGTAATTCTACCAATGGGTCAGGCATAGGGGGAGGTGGCATAAACATTTGATTGATTTGTTCCATCAACTGCGACACCACTGCGGCCACATCTCTAGATACAGACTCTTGCAATTGTTGTTGATAACCCATGGAGAGTTCTGGTGGCAACATAGATATTTGTTGCATGATTGCTTGAAACTCTGGATTCTGTGCATTTTGTTGATCCACTATCTCAGCCGCTCTAAAAGATACATGCTGATAAATATGTGCTTGTATCAAAGATAAAACTGGCGGATTGGTTTGTGCGGTTACAGTGCCATACAAAGACATGTGTGAATTAATGTGAGCATCATGGTCTTGACCTGCAAAAGCTTGTTGTGGCAAACCAGATATTAAACCTGCATTCTCACTCGCAGGGTCCATGGGTTGTGGTTGTGGGGGTGGTGGCAATAACTGTTCTATGTTTTGCACACCCATCGATGCATACATTCTACGATATGCTTCATAAATACCATTGGGGCCATGGATCTCTGGATTGCTTTGCACTGTTCTCAGAAGTTCTTGAGCCATCATGACTCTTTGGCTCATAGAAAAAGTATTTGGATCTGAGATCGGCAAGACATCCACACGCTCATCAAAGTCTGTTTGCTTGATAACTTGATTGCCATTGGCTGTCATGTATGGATAGTCTGGTGGCAAATACTCAGCAAAAACTTGCGCAAGAAGTTCAAACTCTATGCGCTGACTTGAATGCAAACGTTTGTGAATTGCAGACATAACCCTCGTGCCACGCTCAAGCAAGGCAACCGTTGTGCCTACTGGTGCGTTAGCATTGGCATCGCCCACTTGCAAATCAGCAATCGAAGCGAAACGCCTTCCACTATCAACAAGGATTCCCAGGAGAGAAAGTAACGTTTGAGAAGGTTCCTTGAACGGTAGCGGTACGAAAGCGTCTCGCAAACTTCCTCCCGGAGCGTCCATATCACGGAACTCGCCAGGTTGTAAAGGTTGATCGTCATTGCGAATACGAATCCCACGAGCCTTAAACCCTGCTGGCAAATTGGATAATGTGCCTGCATCGATTAATTGTCGTAGAATTGAGGTTGAGGCTTTCGATAAGCCTCCGATCATGTGCGTTAAACCAAAGCCATAGAAACCTAGGCCGGGTAAAAACTTGTAGTGCACAAAGTAATTAATTTTTTGTTTTAAAGGATCTTCTTGTTTGTAATTTCTTCTAATAGATAAAACTTTGTCATCAGCAATGGTAACGATATATGGCAGCTTGATACCTGTTTGCTCGCCTTCAGCGTTGGTATCCTCATAGCCAGTAATATCTAAATCAGTGTGAATCTCATGAAGTTGACACATATCATCATCGCCATAGCTAGGCTTGATGCCTTGAATATC